TTCGTGAACGAGGGTTATATGAAGCATATTTCAAAGACCTCAAAACAGGTCGTAGAGATAAGGAGGCGCGAGCTAGAGCAATCCAAGGTCGGATGCAACAAGGCATGGTATTTATGCCTAAAGATGAACAATTTACAGGCCCTTTGGTAGCAGAGTTATTACGCTTTCCTAATGGGGTACACGACGATCAGGTAGACGCCTTGGCATGGATTGGTTTGATGATGGCAGAGTTCAGTACCTTTGTAGAAAAGGTCGAGCATGTCCCAACCTGGCGAGACAAACTTCCTGGATTACTAAAAGGTGAACGGACCAAATCGGCAATGAGCGCATAAAAATGGCTAAATCAACGAAGATAAACCCTGCGAAAGAAGAAGAAATTACACGCACCCAGTGGGCTCGGTATGAAAGGGCTAGAGATAATGGGCATTTAGACTACGTCTATATGGCACAGAAATGTGATGAATATTATCAAGGTGAGCAGTGGGATGCCGAAGATCAAGCCGCTCTTGAAGCTGAAGGCCGCCCTGCCCTAACCATTAATACTATTTTACCTACTGTCAATACAATCCTAGGTGAACAGTCCACACGAAGAGCTGATATTCAGTTCAAACCACGAAGAGGTGGTGATGAGGCTGTAGCTCAGACATTAAATAAGCTGTACATGCAAATAGCCGACAGTAACAAGCTGGATTGGGTTGAGCAGCAAGTGTTCTCCGATGGCTTGATTATGGATGGCCGCGGGTTTTTTGATGTCCGTATGGACTTCTCAGACCATGTTGAAGGGGAAGTTCGTATCACGGCTAAAGACCCATTAGACGTACTCATTGATCCAGATGCAAAGGATGCTGACCCTAAAACTTGGAACGAGGTATTCGAAACTAAGTGGATGACTCTCGATGAGATTGAAGAATTATATGGTAAGCAAAAGGCTGAGCGCCTATTGTTTGTTGCAGAGAATGGTATGAGTTTTGGTCCAGACTCTGTGGAATATCAGGAGACGCGGTTTGGAGACACTGAGAATAATGATGATCATTTTGGCGCGGGCGTACCAGGAGATGAAGAGTATAGAAATGTAAAAGCTCTACGTGTCGTAGAGCGCCAGCATAAGAAGCTCACACGCTGTGATTTTTTTGTTGATCCTGATACAGGTGACCAGCGCCAAGCACCCGACATATGGTCTGATGCTAAAGTTAAGAAGTTTGCAAAGAAGCACAGCTTATCAGTAATTAGTAAAGTCATACGAAAGGTTCGTTGGACTGTTACCTGTGATCAAGTTGTATTGCATGACGATTGGTCTCCCTATAGCCAGCTCACTATTGTCCCCTTCTTCTGTTACTTCCGACGGGGCCGCCCTTTCGGTGTAGTTCGTAATTTACTTTCACCACAAGAGCAGCTAAACAAAATAGCCTCTCAAGAGCTGCATATAGTTAATACCACAGCTAATAGTGGGTGGATGGTAGAGAGTGGATCATTAGTTGGTATGACTGCAGATGACCTTGAGGAACATGGAGCAGAAACAGGTCTTGTACTTGAGTATGCTCGTGGCACTACACCCCCACAGAAGATTGGAGCTAACCAGATCCCAACAGGGTTAGATCGCATTGCTCAGAAGGCGGCTTTGAATATTAAGACTATATCTGGCGTCAATGACTCTATGTTAGGTACGGATAGCGCAGAAGTATCAGGTGTTGCTATTCAGGCTAAACAGAATCGCGGTGCTGTAATGATCCAAGTCCCCTTGGACAATCTGCGTAAGTCTCGACAGTACTTGGCTGAGAAGATTCTGAATCTTGTACAGACTTTTTATACAGAGCAGCGTGTTATACAAGTTACTAACGAAGAAGACCCATTAAAACCTCGTGAACCTATGATTATTAACCAAACAACACCCGAGGGTGAAATAATAAATAATCTTATGGTCGGTGAGTACGACATAATTGTAGCGACCGCCCCCGCTAGAGATAGCTTCGATGAAGTTCAATTTGCCGAGGCCATTAGTTTACGTCAAGTTGGTGTAGCGGTCCCTGATGACGCAATCGTTGAGTACAGCCATCTCGCTAAGAAAGGTGAGCTAGCCAAGCGCATCCGTGTGATGACTGGGCAAGAACCACCTACCCCTGAGCAAGCAGAAGCACAAGCGGCGCAACAGCAAGTTGCAATGCAGCAGCTGCAGCTTGAAATTGCGAAGCTAGAAGCAGAAGTCAGAAAGATTCAATCTGAAGCAGCCGTCAACATAGCTAAAGTCCAAGAGCATTCCGAGATTACTCCGCAGCTAAGAATGCAAGAGCTACAAGCCAAGCTACAAATGAACCAAGAGCAGCTTGCCTTGAGGAGAGAACTGTCTGCAGAGACTAATCAAATACGCCAAGGCCAAGCAGAAACTAGTGCCGCTACAAAAATAGCAACTACCGCTATGCAACAAGCTAGAAATAGCACCCAACCCCCCAAGGAACAATAGGAGTTCTTAAATGAGTAAGCAAAAAGATAAAACAGAAGACAAAGAAATAGAGTACGCCGTAATGCCAGGTGCAGACCTCCCAGAAGAGGAAAGTACTGAGCAGTTAGACCTTAGTTTCGCTGAGGTCCAAGAAGCCTTAGCAGAAGAGCCAGAAACCGAAGAAGAAACTGTTTCTAAAGATGAACAAAGTACAGAAGAAGAAACAGAATCAGAGGAAGAAGCTGCTGAGTTAGAAGAAGAGGAAGCCGAACCTGAAGCTGAAGCTGAAGCTGAAGCTGAAGCCGAACCTGAACCTGAGTCTATAGCGGATGAAAAACCCACTAAGAAGCCAATGGTTCCCAAAGCGCGGCTAGATGAGGTGCTTGCAAAGCAAAAAGCACTACAGAAACAACTTGATGAGATAAATGCAGCCAATGAAAAAGCAGACGAAGCGCCCGAGTCGTATGATTTTGACGCAAAAGAAGTTGAGTACCAAAACATGGTCTTGGATGGTGAGACAGAAAAAGCGGTTGCGCTTAGAAGAGAAATTAGAAAAGCAGAAAGAGAGCAGCTTGAATACGAAATGAGACAAGAAATGTCTCAAACAGTTAGCCAAGATCGACAGATGACTGCTTTGCAACAAGCCGCCAATGCTATGGAAGAAGCTTATCCGGTATTTGATAATGACTCAGAAGAGTTTAATCAAGATATGACCAACGAAGTTGTTGAACTGCGTGATGCATTCATCATGAAGGGATACGAAGCCGTAGACGCGCTGTCAAAAGCTGTGAAATATGTTGTTAAAGACCACGATTTAGATCAAACAGTCGATGAAGTACCTAGTTTAGCAGGTAAAGCTAAAAAGACTGATGAACTAGCTAAAAAGCGTGCACAAGTTAGTAGGAAATTAAAAGCTGCAGACGCACAACCCCCTGAACTTCCAGGCGAAAGCTCTGCGCATCACGGTGAAAAAGCAATGGATCTCTCTTCAATGACAGAAGAAGAGTTCGATGCTCTGCCAGAAGCGACGTTAAAACGTCTGAGAGGCGATATTTTATAAGGCCCATGTAAGGCCCGAGTTAGTACCTCGGGCCTTATCATGTCACTACGAATAATTGTTGCATTAATATATTAGCTGTACTAATATGATTTATACGTATACCCCTACGATATGGGGTCGGCCCGTAGCCGTAAAAAACGTAACCCTCGCCTACAAAAGGCGTTAAACCTGTCGAGGTCGCCCCTCGTAAATCAGCGCTAGTTCGTCGCTCCACGATACGGAGATACGGATTAGCCGCTCCTTTAAGTCGGCTGATAAGGCGGCGTGTGCCGCATACTTTTTTGTCAACTTAATAGGAGGCCATCATGGCTTTAACAAATTTTGGTACGCTTACAGGCGACCAACTCCAAGCTTGGAGCCGCGACTTTTGGAAAGTAGCGCGCAACCAATCTTTCATCAACCAGTTCGCTGGTTCTGGTTCTAACGCTATGGTTCAGCGAGTAACTGAACTTACTAAGAACCAAAAAGGCACAAAAGCTAACATCACTCTACTCGCTGACATGTCTGGCGACGGTATCACTGGTGACAATACTTTGGAAGGCAACGAAGAAGCCCTCCGCGCGTATGACATCAGCATTGAGCTGGACCAGTTGAGATTTGCAAACAGAATCGCTGGCCGATTGACTGACCAGAAGACTGTTGTAAACTTCCGTGAGCAATCTCGTGACGCACTTGCTTATGCAATTGCTGACCGATGTGACCAGTTAGCATTCTTGACTCTATCAGGTGTTGCTTATACTTCTAAGAACAACGGTGGTACACGCGCTGTTTCTGGTAGTGCTGGGCATGAGTTAGTAGATCTTGAGTTTGCTTCTGACGTTTCTGCTCCTACTGGTGATCGTCACCGTCGATGGGATGCTACTAGTGGTTTGGTTGCTGGTGACACTACTGCTGTCGCTGCTGCTGATAAGATCGGCTATAGCACTATCGTTAACCTAAAAGCTTATGCTAAAGATAACTACATCCGTGGTATTCGTGGTGCTGGTAACCAAGAAACTTTCCACCTGTTTGTTACTCCACAGCAAATGGCTGATCTGAAGTTAGATTCTGACTTCTTGGCTAACGTTCGTAACGCTGGTGTTCGTGGTTCTGCTAACGGGTTGTTCTCAGGAACTTCAAGCCTAATGGTTGATGGTGTAATGATCCACGAGTTCCGTCATGTGTTTAACACATCTGGCGCTACTACTGGTACTTCATCTAACGCTGGCGCTGCTGGCTACAAGTGGGGTGCTGACGCTGACGTAGTTGGTGGACGTGCTCTGTTCTGTGGTGCTCAGGCTCTAGCACTAGCTGACATTGGTTTACCTGAAATGGTTGAAGATACTTTCGACTACGGTAACCAGTCAGGTATCTCTGTAGGCAAGATCTTCGGTCTCCGTAAGCCTAAGTACAACAGCGACGTAAGTGGCTCTGTACAGGACTTCGGTGTTATCGCTTTAGATACTGCACAGTAAGACTACCGCCCCCTCTTCGGAGGGGGCTTTTATTTATAAAGGAGTTAATCATGAAGATTGTAAGTAGTGAGTCATTACGAGTGACAACCCTTGGTGGGACCGCAGTATTGTTTGAAGCGGGTGTACCGCGAGACATAGCCGATGAGATTGGTTTATTAGCAATCCAAATGGGCGCAAAAGAATACAACGACAAATATGTTGAAGAAGAAGAAGCGGAAATCGCTGAGGTGATAGAGATAGTCGTACCAGAGGTATCGGTACAACTTAATACAACATTGGTCACAGTCCTTGAGAAGCTAATGGACGAAGGTGATCCAAAGAATTTTAAAACTAATGGCCACCCTAAAGCTGCAGTAGTAAATAAAGCAATGGGGGAGACTATTGGCACTGATGAACGGGAAGCAGCCTGGGAATCAATCCTCAACTCATAGGTATATATCATGGCAGTCACAGTACAAAGCGTAATAGATAGAGCACAGACCGTACTTCAAGATACAACTGGCGTCAGATGGCCTGTTGTAAGTGAGTTAGTATTGTGGATCAATGATGCTCAACGAGAAATAGCACTATTAAAGCCTGATGCAAGTGCTACTAACACAACCATCACGCTTGCTACTGGTACAAAGCAAGACATACCTAGCGGCGGGAATAGGCTACTAAAAGCAGTCCGAAATATGTCGGCAGCTTCTAGTGGTACTGGGAAACGCTCTGTAAGACTCGTAGATCGAGAAGTGCTAGATGGTCAAACTCCTGATTGGCATGACCCATCTGTAAGCGGGGACGCAGCGCATACTAATATCGTTAAGCACTACATATATGATGAAGCAAACCCCCGTAATTTTTACGTCTATCCTGGCGTGGCAGGTAACGCATATTTAGAAATTATCTACTCTTCAAACCCCGCGGCAGTTACCCAAAGCGGCAGTTTGTCTATACCAGATATTTACGCTAACGCAATCATGAATTACGTTTTGTATATGGCTTACATGAAAGATGCCGAATACGCGGGCAACGCCCAACGTGCTAGCAGCCATTTCCAACTATTTACGACTTCAGTCACTGGAAAAGGTCAAATTGATGCAATGACCAATCCGAATATGGAACGTAGAGCACAACTGACGGCGGTATAAACTATGGCGATTTCATATGAGACGCTGCTCCCTGAGATACTCCCTATGGTGTCTGGATGCTCAGATACCCTAGTGGAAAACAGCATAAGATCAGCCGTTATAGAATTATGCGAAAAGGCTAGTGTCTACCAAGTTGAATTAGACCCATTAACTACTGTATCTAATATATACGAGTATGATCTTGAGGCACCCTCGGGTACAGCTGTACAAAAGATATTGTGGGTAACGCACCTTGGGAAAGACATTGAGCCCATTACCTCTACCCTGCTCGAGCAGCGTATACCTAAGTGGCGCGAAGGCAATGGTGTCCCTGAGTACTATGTACAACAAGGCGCGAGTCTATTCTGGCTAGCCCCTATTCCAACTACTACTAGTGTTGGTAGCACAATTCTCAGAGTAGTGTTAAAGCCTACTCATACAAGCGCTGCTTGTGATAACGACGTGATGAATGATTATCGAGACACTATTGTTAATGGCGCCTTATATAGATTATTAAGAATCCCA